CTCTTGCGCGGAGTGCGGGCACAAAAAACCAATTGGGTAAATGAGCATTAAAGACAAACAGATTGAAACGCTTGCACGGCTGATGGCCGAGTACCAGGAGCGCACCGACTTAACACCAGGACAGTCCGAATTGATTAGGACGCTGGCTTGCGTGCTAGTCGAGGAAGAAGACTTGCAAGGCTACTGCAACACCTACGGCACATGCTACACGATGACCACAAAGAGTGGCGACCAGATGAACCGCATGAGACCAGAGTGGCAACAGCTAAAGGAGGCACGCCACAGAAAGCAAATCATCATCACACGACTTGAGAACTGGATAGGCGAGGGCAAGGCTCCTGTAGATGAAACAGCAGAATACTTTAGCTGATTACACATTCGACGAAGCTGCAGCGGATCGCGCTGTCGACTTCATAGAGAAATTCTGCACGCATGTCAAAGGCGAGTTGGGCGGGAAACCGTTTCTGTTGGAGGACTGGCAGAAGGATGACATCATTCGACCACTATTTGGATGGAAGAATCAGCACGGTCTGCGTCGATACAGGACTTGTTACGTGGAGATACCGCGTAAGAATGGCAAGTCTAACTTGTCGGCTGCTATTGCTCTATACATGTTGTTTGCTGATGGCGAGCCTGGCGCGGAGGTCATTAGTGCAGCAGGAGACAGAGGCCAAGCCAATATTGTATTCAACATTGCGCAGGAGATGATTGCAAACAACCAGCACCTACGTCGAAGGGCAAAGGTTCTGCGCAATCAAATTGAGTACAAGAGCAGCTGGTACAAGAGCATCAGCGCAGAGGCCTACACCAAGCATGGCCTCAACTGTCATGCTGTGATTTTCGACGAACTACATACCCAACCGTCACGAGACCTTTGGGACGTACTGACTACCTCAACGGGATCTAGACGCCAGCCGCTTGTCATGGCATTGACTACAGCGGGCCACGACCGCGCTTCTATCTGCTATGAGATGCACGAGTACGCGGAGAAGGTCAGGGACGGTGCCATTAAAGACGACACTTTTCTGCCTGTGCTGTACGCTGCAGACATAGAGGACGACTGGACAGACGAAGAAACGTGGAAGAAAGCCAATCCAGGATATGGCAGCATCTGCCACAAGAGCTACTTTGAGCAAGCCGTGCAGAATGCAAAGGCCAATCCTACGATGGTCAACAGCTTTCTTCGCTTGCACCTGAATATATGGACGAGCAGTGAAACAGCCTGGATACCAGATGACATCTGGATGCAAGGACAAACACAGATACCCTATGACCTACTTCCAGAGCTGGAGTGTTATGCTGGCCTCGATTTGGCAAGTACTCAAGACCTTACCGCCTTCGCGTTACTTTTCCGTGACAATATCGCTAATTGCTTTTATCTGCTGGTGCATCAGTTTGTCAATTCGGAAAAAGCGCACTCGAAGAAACTGAGCGCGGGCGTTGACTACCTAGCCTTCCAACGTCAAGGTGACATCACAATTACACCAGGCAACGTGACGGACTACGACATAGTGTACCAGTACATCAAAGAGCAATGCGACAAATACAAGGTCAAGTCTATTGGCTACGATCCACGCTTCAGCGCCTACCTGGTGCCAAAGCTTGAAGCCGACGGAGTAGAGATGTCACCCATGGCCCAGAATATCACAACGATGAATGGACCAACCAAGGAGTTCGAGATGCAAGTAATGCGCAACAACATGAAACACGATGGCAACAGATGCTTGCGCTGGCAAGTCGGTTGCTCTGTCTGTTACACTGACGTCAACGAGAACAAGCGCGTCGTCAAAGAGAGGCACGAAAATAAGAAGGTTGATGGCGTTATCGCGTCAATCATTGCCATGAATGAGTACTATCACTGTCAATTAAATGATGATGACATCATGCTGGAAATCTTTAACTTATAGGTCGCAGCGTCGTATACTTGACGGTCATGGCTACACTTGCAGACCGCCTCAAGTCCGTTTTTCGTTATCGCGTAGGGAAGTACAATTCCCAAACGCTTGAAGCAGAGTTGGGCATCAACCCAATTGTGCGCAGTGGAGTCAACGTCACCGAGCAAAGCGCTCTGGCCATCTCTGCTGTCTATGCTTGCGTCAACAAGATTGCAAGCACCATCAGCAGCCTAGGCCTAGAGATTTACGTGCGGGACGGCAGAAACGTGGAGGTAGCAAACCAACACCCAGCGTATAGCCTAATCACCAGCACACCAAACGAGTCACAGAACGCCTACGATTTTTGGGAGTCGCTGATGACATCAGCTCTGATGTATGGATGCGGCTATGCCATCATTGAGCGCAGCGTGCGAGGTTATGCAGAGCGCCTTGTGCCAGTGTCTTATTACGATGTGGATGTGCGCGAGGTAGAGGGAGAACGCGTCTTTGTGATTAAGGATTATGGCGCGGTGACTCAAGACAATATGCTTGAGGTTAGCGCTATGGGTCGCATGTCGCCTATTCGCTTGCACCGTGAGAACCTTGGACTAGCAAAGGCAGCCCAGGACTTTGGAAGCGAGTACTTTGGCCAAAAGGGACAGATGACGGGAGTGCTGGCCAGTGACCAGCCATTGAGGAAAGAGCAGATGGACGTCATCCAAAACAGCTGGAATCAAAGCGCAATGAACGCTGGCACCAAGCTGTTGCCCTTTGGCTTTAAGTACCAGCGCATCACAATCACACCAGATGAGGCGCAGTTTATTGAAACGCGTAAGTTTCAAGCCGAAGAGGTATGCAGGATATACAGCGTACCGACGTCGCTTGTACAGCTACCGAGCCAAACGACGTTCAACAACGTAGAGCAGCAGAACTTACAGTTTGCACGTCACACCATTGCACCGTGGGCAAAGCGCATTGAGCAGGAGATTGACCGCAAGCTGATTCAGTCATTTGAGCGCCCAGAGGTGTACAGCAAATTCAGCATGGACGACTTGTACCGTGGTGATCTAGCTGCACGGACAAACTTCTATCAGCAGATGCTGACTAGTGGCGTGGTGTCAATCAACGAGGTGCGCAGCAAAGAGAACCTCAACCCTGTGGAAGGTGGCGACACCCACACAGTACAAATCAACCAAATCGCGTTGGACCGCCTAGGCGAGTACAGCGACAAAGTAAGTAGCGATGGAGGACAACAACCAGCATAAAGAAGCCGAGAAGCGGACGATGGGCACCATTGAGGTGCGCGACGCTGAAGGTGACGACATGGTATTGGAGGGCTATGCCGCCGTATTTAACAGCGAGACAGACCTCGGACATTTCCGCGAGGTAATTAAGCCAGGTGCCTTTGATGACGTCATGACCAACGACGTGCGTGCGCTCATTAACCATGACCCGAATTTGATTCTCGGACGTACCGAGAACGGCACACTAGAGCTGTCAACAGACGAGCGTGGTTTGAAGTACCGCGTTAAGCTAGGCAATCAGTCCTATGCCAAAGATTTTTACGAGAGCGTCAAGCGTGGCGATATCTCACAGTCTTCGTTTGCCTTTACCATTAAAAACCAGAGCTGGAACGAGGAGCGCACGGTGAGGAGCGTTGACAAGGTGCGGCAGTTGTTGGATGTGTCGCCTGTGACATACCCAGCATACGCAGCCGCCACGGTACAGGCGCGTGACCAACAGCTTGAACTAGATGAAGCCATCGCAGTAGCGGAGGCCGACACAGATACAAAGAGTGAAACTATTTCTAAAACAACAACCATGAATCTCAACGAGATGAAGGCGACACGTGCTAAGCACGCTGATCGCTTCGAAGAGTTGGTCAACGTCGCTGACACAGAAAACCGCGACTGGTCCAACAACGAACAAGAAGAAGCCGACCTTGCCAAGCGCGAGGTGGAGCGTCTAGATGCCAAGATTGAGCGTCGCCAAGCCCACGAAGACATGATCGCACGGCAAGCCCAGATGGGCGGCTCGACTGTCACCGAGGTCAAGGAAATCAACAAAATCAACCGCAGCTTTTCTTTGAGCCGTGCCGTACAAGCCGCCAGCTTTGGCAAGGCTTTGGAAGGTGCTGAAGCTGAGTGGGCGCAGGAAGCGGCCCGCGAGATGCAGTCACGCGGCCTCAACATGTCTGGCCAGATTGGTATTCCAGGCAGCGCGTTGTTCCGTACAGCTGACAACTTCCAAGCTGGTTCAGGTGAGCCAGGTGCAGGATTTGTTGCAACTGTAGTACCAGGAGCCATCGACGCTTTGCGCACACCAACAATGGCGGAGCGCATTGGAGTGACGACCATCAACAACGCAGCT